TCAAACACCAAAACTTTCCGATTATCTTTATTTCAAATGGATTTCCTATTTGACATTGATTTAATCTCTCTTCAACCTCTTTACCTACACCAATTTTACAATATCCTTCACACCACAAAACGTAAACAAATCCTTCTTTTCTGGTTATCCAACTCTTTAATCTATCTCTTTCCCCCTCTAATGCTCCATTACTTATCATGTTCCACCTTTACCTCCACTTGTACCAAACTATCTGCCGGTATTGCGGAGAGTGTCATTACATTGTTGTCTTCTGTTCGGAGTTTTACAGTATATTCCTTGTCGAGTGATACAGTCTTTCTCTCTTTTATTTCTACTATTTCTGCTATGAATTGCATATCTGTATTTTATCACAGATTAGCAATGTATACAGATAGAGTGCTAAGACGCTCTAAATCACTTTCTCTTCTTTTCTTGCTTTTGAAGTCTTTTTGTTATTCCTTCTTTTCCCTCTTCTTGTGTCCAGCGTTTTGCTATCTCAGGATGTTTGAGCCACATATATTTTCTTTGTTTATCTGATTTGAATGGCATAGTACCTCCTTTCTTTTATTTTCTTTTTCCACCACATTTTTTTTCTAACATATTAAATCTCCTTTACTTTTAATGGTTGTATATTTATCTTTTTAGCTTTTAATTTTTTAATCTTATTTAGTTTCAATGCCTTAAGTTTTGGTACTTTTGTTTTCTTTGGTTGTTTAAACTTTACCATCGTTACTTTCTTTATCGTTCTCTTAGGAAGTGTAGGTTTGGCTACTTTCTTTCCCCCTGTTGTCTTCTTTAACTGACTAATAAGTTCATTTGCCTTTTGAGATGTTATCTGTCCATCTTCCATTAATGAGATAATATCATTTACTCGTGTAGTAATAGAAGAAGTATATTTAGATTTCAATTTTTTATCTATCTCATAATAACCAGTTAATTCAGGATAAGTAATAGGCGTTGTAATATCCACCGTCTTTACCGACCCTGTTTCGGGATTGATAATCTGATAGGTTTGTTTAGGCGTTAAATCTTGAGCTAGTTGTATCTGTTCTGTTTTTGGTAAATTTGGTATTTCGTCTCTCCAATTTTTTATCTTTTCTTGCGCTTGTTTTTTTGTTATCTGTCCACTGGCAAGTTGTTTACCTAATTGAACTTCTATTTTCGCTTTTGCCATGTTTTCTTGAGCAGTAATTATTTGTAAATTTGATTGCTCATTCGTTCCACCCAAAGAAAGTGGAATAATATGGTCTACCTGTGTTATTTTATCTCCTTCATCCAATCCTCCCAGTCCTTGTTTTCTTTCTAAAATCACTGCGTTTCCTGTAACCTTCCTCACTGGGTTACCACCGATAACAGCCTGAATCGTTGCTAAAGGGTCAGTGATTGTCGCCTTCCCATACGTTCCTATAGTCTCTCCTATGTTTTGTGGTGCGTCTTTTGACTTTACATATCCTTGATTGATTGAGGCTACACTTGGTTTTAAGTCTATAGTCGCTTTTACCTGTTTTCTAATAGTATTTACCACAGAATCAATAGAGTTCTTTTTCTCTTCATCAGTTTGACTTTGATACTTCGGTGATTTTATTAAATTATTCAACGCTTCATTGACTTTTTTTCCACTTTCCATTTCAAGAATATTTAACTCTTGTGGGGTGAGAGACCTCTTTACTCCTTTTATGGTTTGGTCTTTATCTAACTTACTTGGAACTGCATTCTGACCTACTTCATTTAAGCGAGATAATTCACTTATAACAGAATTACTGACTGGAGTTTTAGAATTAAATAAATCAATTAACGCTCCCACTCCTGTAGGTTCTTGTGGCATGATCTCACCTAAGGCGTTTCTCTTTTCTACTAAACTTTTCCGAGCTATTGGGATGCCTGATTTTGCATAATCTGTCACTGTATTTGTTTCTCGTTGCGATGTATCAGTTGCTTTCGATATATCTTTTACGATATTTGGTATTGGACTTGCAAGTAAATTTCCAGCATAACTCTTCCCATATCGTGCAGGGTCAGTAATAGCATTTACTGGCGCTTGAAGTCCTTGAACAAATGATTGGTCGAGATAATCCTTACCTAATTTAAACGCATACGAACCAATAGACCCTTCAGGATTCTTTAATTCTTCGTTTAACTTCGCTCCTGCTAAAGCTACAACTGCTTCCGGCCCAATAGAATTGAGAGAGCGCCACTTCCCACCAATTAAGATAGAGTTTCTAGGTTTATTCTCTATATCCCATTGCCGTTGTTCGGCTGCATCTTTTGGTTGGCCAGTAATAAGACCTTTTCCTGCTAAGTATGCTCCGAGTCCATAAATCCCCGTTCCTATTACTCCTCTTCCTACTTCTTGCGCTGCCTGACGTTGTAATTCTGGTACACCACTCGCAAGCACTTTTCCTGACGTTGTAATGCCCTTTAACAGCCCGATAGGAGAGTAAGCTACCGTTTGACCCAATATAGCAGAGGGAACACCAGTAAACGGCATGGTAATTTCACTAGCTAGTTTTCCTACTTCACTCTTACTCATCGTTCTTTTTATAGCATTTGCAATAGACGTGGCAGCATTCTTATTTCTAAATGTAGCGATATTTGCTTCATTCACTGCTGTCTTAATCATTTGTTCTGTTGGAGTACGGACTAATTTCTCAATGAAATCTCTCCCTTTATTTCCATTGAGTGCTTCTGCTCCCGCCTGACTATAGAGTGATCTCTTTAATGCAGCATTATAAAAGGGTTTATCCTGCGCTCCTAAGTTTCTAAAAACTAAATCAGTATATTTTTTAAGCGTTTGTTCTAAAGGGTTGTTTCCCCATGTTATTTGTTTATGATCAAATTTTGTAATATCTCCCGAAGGATCATATCCTAGTTTGAATATGTCTTTAATCTGTTGCCCTGTTTGCTTTGATAAAAACTCTTCTGACCCTTGTAAGTTAGGAACTAACGTTCTTTTACCAGTTCTCATAGAAAGACCAACATCAGCGATTGTAGCCGGAATGTCTTTTACCATTTCAGCACCACCATGAATTGCATTCCCTACAATATTTCTCGCAGTTGTTCTAAACGACGTCAAAAGTCCTGCCTTCCATACTGTTATTGCTTTATCTGCTAAACTTGAAGGAATGAATTGATTGATTGTATTTGAGAGTTCATTTATAGCGATATTTCTTTCCCGACTATCCAGTTTCAATCTCTTAATCTCATCTACTTTTTTACTAATCATAGAAACCTGTTCACCTGTTAACTCGGGGATTTTTCTTGCTGCTGTTCTATTGTATGCTTTAATCTTTCCTGCTGCTGAAAGTGCAATCGCTTCAGGTGACATTCTGTTTAATAGAGAAAATGCCTGTACACCACGACCCAGTTCTGTTCCTTTTTCTGACAAATTATTAAATAAATTCGCTGCAAGTTGTGGCTTCTTTCTCTGTTGATTGATGGCTTCCTGCATCGTAGCGACTATCTTCTTATCAATATCAGGAGTATTTTTTAAATCAATAGATGCACTCTCTTGTAATAGGGCTTGTGCTTCGCCCATTAATTTAGAATTTGTTTTTGGTAAGTACATTCCATTTATCTGTGCTTTTATTGTTTTTGGTATATTTCTCGCTTCTTGAACAGACTGAGTAAAACCTCGTGGAAGTTCATCTTGTAGATTCTTTATGGCTTGTTTTAAAGGAACTAATTTCCCTTTTCGTATACTTTGCGTGCTTAATCCCAATCCTGCTGTGTTTTGCTTACTTCCTATTCTTTGAAGAACAACATCAAATACATTTTTAATCTTTTGATTAGACCAATTCTCTGCTTCATTTCCAAAGACATTTTTAGCAAGTGAATGAATGGTATTCCCAAGTTCCGGTCGTATTGCTACCCTTCCTCCTTTTGTTTCTACTATTTGAGCAAATTCTCCTATGGCATCTACATCTTGTGACGTAAGTTTACTTCGTAATAATTTTACTGCACTTTCCACTCCTGTTGTTGTTTTAGGCTTTAAAATACCCATAGCAATAGGAGCAAGTGTTACTAAATCCATTTTTGTCGGTTTAAGACTTGTAAATCTTCCTATTTGTCTTACTTGTTCTCCAACATTTTGAGGAACTTGAGTAATAGGCATTCCGCTTTGAATAAATGAAGGGAGTTTCATTGATTGTGTTTCTAATGGGGCTTTCCATTGTGCTAACTTCGGCCCGATATTCTGTGTCACTGACTTAAATGTAGGTTGAGCTACTGTAGTATTGAAAAACTTTGTTGGTGATGGATTATTTTGAATGAAACTTTGTACTTTTGGTGCAGCCTGTTGAAATTGTTTAGAAATAAACCCTGCAGGAGTAGGATTCTGTTGCACGAAGTTAAACATCTTACTCGCAGTAGACTTAATTTTATTCTTTGTAGCCTGTAAGAGTACATCTAAGGGATTTGCCATAGACATACTATAAAATTAAGAAGACCTCGTTATCAATTCCCGTAGTTTAATCCAATCTTACTAAGAAGGTTATTTGGATTCAAATTACTCTGTGTATACCCTTGTAAAAGTTCATCTTTCTTGATTGAGCCGGCAAGTTGTGGGTTCGTTGTTCCCCCTTGTGCGACCTGTAACGTAGATGTCGGGGGAGGTGTTTTGTATGCATTTGCCGCATTCCCCGCATTTGTTCCTGACATATTTAGTTTTTGTGCGTACGTCTGTAGGTCAGCCTGTTGCTGTTTATAGAACATATCAAGGTTCTGTTGATATTGGATAGCCTGTTGCTGTGTTTGATACGCCTGTGCTTTTAGTTGATTCAAGGCATCAAGTTTGGCTGCTGCTTTCTGACTCTCTGTTTGCGCTCTCTGAGATTGAATCTGCAATAAAGCTTGGGTAAAGTTCTGTTGTGCCTGTTGGAGAGCTAGTGTTTTTTGTTCTTGAATCTTTGCCTGACCTGTTTGATAGTCTTGATCTAGTTGTAATTTCTGTTGATTGATAGCCTGTACTGCGGTGGCGTAGTCTCTGGTGGTTTGTCCCATTTGTCGCTGTTGCTCTACTGCGGATAGTTCAGAGGCTGCTTGTCCTGCACTAGTAGAACCTCCGAATCTCTGTTGATACCCTTGACGAAGCTCATTATAGAGTCTTCGAGCTGCACTTAGAGCGTCTTCTTTCTGTTGACCTACTGTCTTTTCATTTGTTGCAATTGTTCCTAGATTCTTGGTTTTTCCTGCGGTAAGTTCCGCAATAGCACTTTCATAAGCTCTTTGAACAGACTCTAACGCAGTAGGAAGGTCTGCTCGAACTTGTGATTCTGCCTGATTGAGATAATTCATGGTCGGCTCATAGACAGAATTAATTGCTGCCTCATCTACTCCACCACCACCTGCTTCGCCATGATATCCAACAGGAGCCTGACCGGGATGACCAGCTGCTTCCCATTTTTGTTGATCCGTTTGACCACTAGATTGCTGTTGAGGTTGAGATTGCTGTTGCGTTCCACCTGCGGGAACTACTACACCCGGATTTTTAATTGCTACTCCTTGAGGTGTAGTAACAACTTGACTATAATCCACACCTCCGTTTGACCACTGTGATGTATTTTGTGATGAATTATTTACGCCACTAGCGGAAGGAAAAAGTGCTTGCACAACTGGATTTTCGGATATTCCTAAATCAGGAACATTTACTCCACCTACATTCCATAGTCCTTGTGTTACTGCCATATATAGACATCATAGAAGAAGATTTATTTCGTTATCAATACCCAGTGAAAATTGCGAAGATTATGCAGACTTTCGTTTCTTATGATGCTTATAGGTACTCACAAAAACTGGTTTCTTCTTTCTCGGATGTTCCTTGTGATATTTCTTTACTTCCTCCCAGTCTATATGTTTTTCTTGAGTCATACGTTAATAATCACAATTTTCATGTAATGCATCTCCACCAATCCATTCAGCTATTTTAACTCGAATAGTACTAATTTTCCCTTTAAACCAATCAATGCATTTTTGTTGTGGAGTGCGAGTATCTTTATGTTCGCCAAACAGACTATCATTCATTTCCCATGCCATAGCTTTATTTAGTTCTTGTAATTTTTCTCCTAACGATATTCCATAAATTTCATCAATAGGAAAAGTCTTTTTTCGTCTATCTATTTTTACCTTAAATGTTCCCTTTAAGTCTTTTGGTTTAATTTTAATAAATTTATTCATATACTTTCTCCTTTTTAATTAAAAGTGCACGTTTTTCTATAATCTTCCTTTTAACAGGATCATCGTTTCATTTTATCTTTAATCTCTTGAATCCTTTTAACAGCATTGAGCCTATCTTCTTCAGTCCACGCTTCTTCTTGTTGTTGTCCTGTCAGTTGGTGGTCTTTTTTAAGGAAGCGTTTGGTTCTATAAAACTCAGCAATATAAGGAACGGATATAGAAAAAGTTTTGAACATGACAATTCCTCTACTACCACTTGCAATAGCTTCCTGAACGAGTAATGCTTGATTTTTACTCAATATGTATTCACCCTTAGTATTAAGTTTTACTACCCACTCTTCCTCGTATGCGTCTTCATTCAACGTTTCTTGCGTCGATTCCTCGTTTTGATTCATGTGTACTCGCTTCTTTCCTGAGTGTTAAAGAATCTCTTTTCACCCAGTTACGAAGTGTAGCTGTATAGTCTTTATATTTTTTACCTGTGCTTTCTGTGTAATTTTTTATATCATCAATCTTGCTTCTAACAAAAGATTCGGGAACTTGATAGTCTTGTGCAATGCTTATAATATCTTCCTCCTTAACATCCTCTATCTTATTACTTATTACTGATAATTGGTTATGATTATGATTAAGGGTAGTATCTATACTAGTATCTATACTAGTATCTAATGGGTATATATCACCTATAAGTTCAGAAGGTACTAACGCTAATTCTCTCTCTTTTGCTATAAGGTTCTTTTCACCAAGAAAAGAATTATACTTTTCCACTTTTGGAATTTTAACCCACCCCTTGTAAAAGAAAAACCGATTATCTTGTTGAAACTTTTGTTTTATGGGTTGTAAGTCTTTTATTGATAAGTCTAGATCAATGCAGATATACTTATCTGGTAATTCATAAATACCACAAATATTCACTCGTTCGTTTGTTAATAAATAGACAAAAACCAATTTTTCAGTCTTTGAAAGTGTTGAAATATATTGGTCTTGCCAAAATCTAGTGTGTATTATCCTCGTCTTCATACTCTCTCTCTTTCTTATTGGGAATTATTACATAGCCCTTCCCATTACAGGCATGACAAACAATCTCGCCATATTTAAGCGAACCAAAACCGTTACAAACCGGACATCGTTCGGAATGAACCTCTGGGATAACCTCCTTTACTATCTGTCTGTCTATCATATAAGTATACTACCACTCTTTCTCTTTATTACAATATATCAGTTTTAACAACTAGATGATGGATAAATGGTTTTGCACTACCACCCCGCAAGTTATTGCTGTGCGTTCAGCCTACGCTATAAACAGTGTTATTTATTATCCATCATTTAATTGTTAAATCTATCGCTAATACCTTCTTACAAGTTTCTTCATCTGCTTCTCCCGTATGATAGGGGTATCCCAATGCTTTTGATATACGTGCATAAAGATAACCTCTACTTATTTTTCCACTTTGCCATAGTGGGTCAATTTTTGCATGAACAGCTCTTCGTAATCGTCTATGTTCTCTACCAATCATTGTTCCTAATGGCTGACGAGTATTGTTATGGCATCCAACGGAATAATCACAATCTTTACAGTAATAACACATATAACTTTTTCCATAGTTACGCCCATAGATTTCCTTATTCTCTACCCAAGGAGCTTCTTTACCGCAATTAGGACAAATAACGTGATAATCTTGCATATCTTCCTATAGTGTTAGATACTAGACTTTAATAATTCCACGTTTTTTTAATTCTTTTTGCGCTCGTTTTTGTCGTTGTTCGGGTGTTAATAAAGAGTCTTCCAAATCATCAAAATATTTTTTCATCTGATAAAGAACTTGATATACCAACCCAAATGTATCATTCATTATTTCTTTTCTTACCCACGCCACCATGTCTTTTTTTGCTGTAATTACTTCTTCATCTGACATTATTCGTAACATAATATCTCCCTCCTTATAAGAGACTAAACTAAAGACTTTTCTCTCCCTCTTTAAGAGGACGGAAAGATAAAGTTTTTCCTATTGCAAAGACTATTTTTATTTCCGTCTTGTCTTTCTTAATCCATATACTATCTAAAATATGACTTGTTTCTATTAAGTCAAAATCAGGATATTTATTATATTTTTTCTTTTTCATGAAGTCCACCTATCCATTTCTGTTTGCCCATTATGTTTTATCATTAAACTATAAAAATGCATCGGGTTGCCCGGATACAATCCTTCTTGGTCAAACATCTTCTTCTTATATTCTTTTTTAATAAACTTTGGATCAAACTGTTGTGAGCCTTTTGGAGCGACTACGACGAAGAACTTTCTCGCTTTAGAGGCTTTGTTCACCCATACATCTCTCACCCCTACCATCCCATACTCGGAGGTCTCAGACATATACTTGTCTATCTGGTAGACGCAGAAGTTTTTATATTCATGGAAGTGGGTATCGATCATATATTTTTGTTGTTGACACAAGGATATCACATGTGGTACTATCATGTCAACATAGGAAAAGCAGGAGGAAATTATGAAAACAGCAATACTTATATCAAACGAAGTCAAACAAATAATGTTTACGCCTGAAAATAATGCGGAAAAACAAGCATTGAAATATATCTCACCAAATGAGGATGTACACACGGTTATTAAAACTGGTACGTTTTATGACAGAGAACCGAACATATTCGGTGTAAACGTCTATGAATGTATGGGAGGATATTTACGAGCCGAAGATAATCCTGAATCCGTAATGTTTGTTATTACACCAAAAAAAGAAGGAGAAAAAGTATGATTCATATAAAAGAAGGAAACTATCACACACTTGCAGAAGTAGCACAAAAGTTTAATACCAATAAAATCCGCATATCACGGATCGCCACAAAAAACAAATTAGGACTTCGATTAGGTCGGCTCTCTTTACGATTCCATGACGATGAGGTAGAACAAATCAAAACCATTTTGGGGTATTGACACAATGGTATCAATGTGCTTAAATAGACTAAGAAAGGAAAAAATATGAAAAACACAAAGACATTTTTCAAAGACACACTCCCGGACTTTATGTGGGAGATGAAGAAAGTATTAACCGTTCTCTTTTATGAAGTAGTCTTAGCGTTAGTAGTAATGGGAGTGTGTTACGCAACTAACTTTCATATTTCCATTACGCCAGTTGTACAAACAATAAGTCCTATACAGGAGGTTAAGTAATATGAAACTCTTATATGGAATTTGGTTAGGTTTATCACTAAGCATTATTGGATACAGCTTTATGACATGGCAATTTTATTTTGTGTTAATACCAACAGCATTATTAGTAGCCTTTTTTTCACAGGAGAAATAATATGATTCAATATGGAGAGTTTTCACAATTCGTAGAGTTTGTTAAAACACAAAAAGAACAGGGTATGTGTACCGCCTATGAAGCGACTATGGCAATTTTAGATAAAGCGCAAGAGATGTTACAAAGCCTTAGAATAGATGATACACAGTTTATGAAAGACCAGAGTTTAAGTGCAAGTAATATAAATTAAAGGAGAATATATGAACGATTTTATTTCAGATGATTATAAAGTTCCATCAACAAGCCGATATATGAAATTTCAAGCAGGTGAAAACCGCTTCCGCATTTTAGGATCATTCACTGATGAAACTGCAATTATGGGTATGGAGTATTGGAAAACAACCGCAGAAGGTGGAAGAAAACCGATTAGAGTTGCTATGGGAGTTCAAATACCTATTACAGAATTAGAAGAGAACGATCGTGGAGAATTGGATATGCCAAAACACTTTTGGGCATTACCAATTTATAATTATCAAGACGGTATGTTACAGATTTTAGAAATTACCCAAAAACAAGTAATGAATGGAATTAAGGATTTAGCAAAAAATAAAGTATGGGGAAATCCAAAAGATTATGATTTAGTTGTAACAAAAACCGGAGAGAAGTTAAAAACAAAATATTCAGTAGTTGCTAATCCAAAAGAACCAGTAAGCGAAACGATTAAAGAAGCACAAAAAGCAACAAAAATAAACATCGTTGCTCTATTCTCAGGAGATGATCCGTTTAATACAAATGAAGATGTAAACGTAGATGAAGTTTCAAACGGAATAGATAAACTTAAAAAAGCAACACCAGGGAAGTAATATGGATACATCAAAGTTTCCTATCTGTCCAAAACATAATAAGAAAATGAATATGGGTAAAAAGCCAGGAGACTTCTATTGCCCGACAGTGATAGGAAAGAATGAACTAGGTCAACCTATCTATTGTAAAGAAAAAGAATATACAGGTCTTAAATGGGTATAAAACAGTTAGAGAAATATAAAAACATTTAATAGGAGAATTATGGATTATTCAAAAGCAACAGCAAAGTTAATAGACAGAATGTGTAAGAATGTAGAGCGGGAAGATTTTACACTCGATAAAAAGAGAGGTGCAGAGGCTATTTTGAAAACATACGACCTGTTTGGTCTTGATAGGCCAAAAAAAATTGTATGGGTAAAAGACATTTTCGATAAACGGTTCGATAATGCCGCAAGGTCCGCAAGGTTCGCAAGGTCCGCATGGTCCGCAAGGTCCGCAAGGTTCGCATGGTCCGCAATGTCCGCAGGGTCCGCAAGGTCCGCAATGTCCGCAATGTCCGCAGGGTCCGCAGGGTCCGCAAGGTTCGCATGGTCCGCAATGTCCGCAAGGTTCGCATGGTCCGCAATGTCCGCAGGGTTCGCATGGTCCGCAGGGTTCGCAATCGATTACGATTTCGACTGGTATGTTATAGAGCATGAGTATTGCAAAAATAGAAGAGATAATCCGGGAGATGAACCAAATGAGAACGACAGAAAATATATCCAGTATTCAGAACTCTTAATGCAAGCAAAAGAATACGGAGTTGGGTATAGAGTGGAATGGAAGGATACACTATATTTAGTTCCTACCCCACTTGTCAAAATTGACGAAGAGAATAGATTTCATTCTGAAGATTCCCCAGCAATCCGTTGGAAGGGCGGAAAAGAGTTCTACTTTTGGCATGGAGTATCGGTGAAAGAAAAACTCATCAGACACCCTGAAAAACTTACGAAAAAGAACTGGATGGATGAAAAGAATATAGAAGTCAGACGGTGTATCCAAGAAAAACTAGGAGAGCGGTTTGTCACACTCTTAAAAGGGAAAACAATCAATAAGGGAAAACGTGGAGAACTCATTGAGATAGACCTCAAGGATGACCCTGATAAGGTGGCGCACTACGTTAAGGTCAAAGACACATCTACAGCTCGTCAGTATTACTTAAGAGTTCCACCGACGATTACGGATGCAGATACAGCAGTCAGTTGGACATTTAATAAAACAGTACAAACGTATTTACCAGTTCAGGAGGCATAATATGAAAACATTTCAAGCACGTCATGGAGACTTATTAATTGAATCAATAGACAAATTACCAAAAAAGGTAACACAGGTAAAAGACGGCGTTATCTTAAAAGGGATAGCAACAGGACACGCTCATACAATTAAAGAAGGTACTGTATGGAAAACAAAAGATACATTTTATGTGAAAGTTCCAAAGAAAGCACGGCTTATTCATGAAGAACATAAAACTATTGTCTTACCAAAAGGGAATTATATTGTTACACGGCAAAAAGAGTATGTCACAGCAATGATGAGTAAAGTTGTAGTTGATTAACTATGAAACTGTTACCTGTCATAACTATCATCGGAATAGCCTTAGGTCTAGCCATACAGGATAGAATGCCACGTTTATACGCATATAAAGTCGTACAGGGCAACGTAGAGGCTGTAGCACCTACGCCAACACCACCTCCGACTGATGAGGAAGTATTAAGTTATATCGTAGAAGTTTTTTCACCAGAGGGTAGAGCGGTTGTAGTAAAAGCTATGAATTGTTTTTATTCTGAGTCAGGCCTTCGTTGGAACGCAGTCAGTCCGGTAAATAAAAACGGTACACGAGATGGAGGAATTGCACAAATTAACGATGTGCATAAATTAACCATGGAAGAGAGATTGGATTATAAAATAAACATTCAGAAAGCCTATGATATATACAAGAGCCGAGGAGATTTCGGAGCTTGGTATGGAGTTGGTTGTCGTTAATTAGCACTTTTAACATATTGATAGCTGAATAGAGTCTTTGAAATCGCTTATAACGACAGTGTAACCCACTGATGAGGTGAGAGGTGTGTTAAATCACGTGATAAGGCACATACCATTGTTACAAATGAATATCTCCTCCTTGTCTTTGAAGGCTCTACCCAGCTATTAAACTAGCAGATTTGGTACAACTGATTGAATGTAAGTTTCAACAGGAAAAGAAACTTACATTCAAATATGAAAAAAGAATATAGTACACAAAACAAATGTCGCTGTGGATGTGGGAAATGGGCGATGAAAGGAAAAGAGTTCCATTCAGCAGAACATTGTTTAGAGTATTCAAGGTCTAGGTTTCACATTAGACAGCCAAAGATTATATATAATAAAAGTTGGGCATAATATGAAAATACAATCAACTAAAAAGAGAGCAGAGAAAATCTTTCATACATATATACGAATGAGAGATTGTCTTGAAACGACCGGTACATTAACACGAGGGCGTTGTTTTACCTGTAATAAGGTTTACCCGGTAGATGCGTTAGAAGCGGGGCATTTCTATCATAACGGGAATGACTTTGACGAAAGAAATCTCCACGCTCAGTGTACGCATTGCAATCATTTTCTTTCCGGGAACGGAGTTGAGTATTATCCAAAAATGTTAAGTAAATATGGTCAAGAGGTTATAGATGAACTAAAAGCAAAAAAACGACAAATACAGAAACCTACGCTTGAATGGCTAATAAAGTTTATTCTAGATATAAAAGAAAAGATTACCTATATGGAGGAACTATGAAAACAAAAAAAGTAATAAATACAATTTATAAACTTATGGAATTATCTTATATAGATATACCAGTTACAGGTAGCCTATTGGAACGGGTAAGGAAAGCAATACGGTTAATTGTTTATAAAAAAATAAAAGTATTTGAATGGAGGTAATATGAAAAATACTAGACCCAAAATAGATATTATAGAGGAGCGTCTATACCACAACCATTAACAAAGAAAAAGAAACACTGGAAGAAAGATTCAAAAAATAATATGAACCCTAAAGATTTCACTTCCTACTCTCACTCTCTCTCACTTCATTTCGTAGGGTTTCGGGGGGAGGAAGTATGATTGAAGCATTTTTGGGATTGGTATCATGTTTGATATTATGGATAATTCTAGGAATTTTTATAAAAGATTAAAAATAACCCCGCCTGATTGTCCAAGCGGGGTATAAATATGATATACTTATTCTTGAATAACGTACGCTCGGTAGGTCAATCCATTAGTAAGAGTAATGGGTTGCCATTTTACTTTTACGTTAAATCGTTTTTCGTATTCATCTACTCCATTCTCACTTTCGGTAATAAGAAACTTTTTTCCTTTATACCATTTTTTCATCTCCTTCTCATTTTTTATCGTACAAGGATCAAAGATGAGTTGGGTACAAAGATATTCTCCGTTTCGCTTACCGTCTTTAGAAACACGAAAGTCCGAAACAATATATCTCATAGTATTGTCACCTCCTCTGTTAATGTGCTACATGAGGCTCAGGAACAATCTAAACCTCTACATCTATTATCTCATGCTTTTTATTTTGGAATGTCTACACACGCTAAACGGATAATCGTGTGGCTAAATGAAGCGAAAAAAACTTGTCAAGCCCACTTTTTAGAGGTTGAAGCTAAATTGAAAAATATCTGTGGCTATTTTGCTCAACAATTCATGATTTTTAGGGGGTCTGACCTAACTATATCAAATTCTCTCATCACACAGAAAGGAATAAGGGTATGAAAAAAACAGAATTATCTATATGTCCGAAATACGCATCAGGAGAAAGAAAGGTGGTGAGTAGTATGAAAATTACAAAAGGTTTAGTTAAACGGTTTGAACAAGAACAGAAAGAGCATGGAGGTATATGCACAGTCTAAAAAATAAAATAACATGGTGGGTTGCTTTTTATTTACCGCCACGCATACTGTTGTGGGCGTTTGTGAGAGCAAATAGTCTTGATGGAAATGGTCCTGACGCTTCTTATAAGCGAATATACGACCTTATTGTTAAAAAATATAATTTGAAAGGTGAGGTTTAACTCTCCATACAGGGAGAAGAAAGGTTTTTATGGATACAGTAAAAGTAATGCAGGTAATAGAAACACAATTAGTAAGACACGGTGACGGAACAAAACGTAGCCCCATTAGAATTATTACGCAGTATTGGGATATGGAAGGAAAGCTAATTTTTGAGATAGACCCTTGTGCAAGTACAATTCCAGTAGAAAAGGAAGTTGATTTTGCAAGTAAAGTATTGGGTGAAAAGAAAATGGAGGACTAACCCTATGACTACTACAAAAAAGAACGGAGATACGATAGAAAAAAAGATAAGAAAAGCATTTGCAGAAAAATTTGTTATAAATACGTTTGGATTTCCAACTGCAGAAGAATTAGTTGAATGGTTTGTTTCCTTTGCCCAAACCATTATCGCTGAAACAAGGAAAGAGGAACGACTACGGATAGAAAAAGAAATTGTGGGAAGAATGCCTATGTTCGGTACAAAAAAGACAAGAGAAACAGTTAAGGTATTTTTGGATATTATAAAACCAGTATTTTCTCTCTCATCAGAACAGGAGGAAACGTGAAAAAGACAATACAAAAGAAAGTAGAGGCTATGATTTGCCATGATAAATACTGTCATGCGATAGGAACTCCATGTAAAATATGTACACAAGCACTAAAAGAAATGGAAGAAGAAATAAAAATTAAAAGTAAATGTTGCAACGCACCAGTAAAAGTATCTACTGCTGATGAAGGAACTAGCTGTTATGTCTGTACCCGTTGTCAAAAACCGTGTGATATTCTAGCAAAACCTTTTGATGGAATAGTAATGGGGAAAGCACCAATACAAAAGAAAGAAGGTAAAAGCTATTTTGACTACAGCGACAAGAAAAAGAAAGAGATACTGCGTACTGCCGCTATTGAAGGTAACAAGGCACAAAAAGCGTTAATGGATAAAGTATCCCAGAAAGAACCAGAAGAATACTGGTTTTGTAAGAACTGTAATACACTTGGTTTAGTTAAAGATGGATTTGTTCATCAACATGGTTGTACTTGGAGTGGAAAAAGAGTATCTACTGCATGGGCTAAAAAACATATTAACTTGCTCTATTTACCAGACAAAGAACCAGAAGTATTTACGTTATATGATTTACGGGGAGCATGGGCTTCAGAAGAAGATAAAAAGACTATTCTTATTCAATTAAATAAAAAACTAAATAAGTTCCTCTCCCAACAGCGTACACAAACGATTGAGGAGATAAAGAAACTTGCAACAGAAGTAAGAAGTGAAAACTTTTTGGATGTTACCAGTGGTGATGGATATAGTATTGATGATTTTAACATGGGAGTAGATACATTTTTGGTAAAAATAGTAAAACAATTTGATAGTCTCAAGTAACCTATATGAAAAAACAAACAAAAAAAGACCTATGTTTATTTATTGGAGCAATTATTATTGCATTTTCTCATGGTTATATTCCGCTATGGCAAGTAGGTACATTATGGTTGGGGATATTTTTAATGATATATTCACAAAAAAAGTAACCTATATGAAAAAGAAATATGTAACTTATGGAGATTTAGAAAAAGTAGTTCAACCTATTCTTGATAATTGTTTTAAAAAACAACAAAAAGAAAGCAAAAAGTTTTTAGATAAATTGTTGAAAAAATTTAAGTAACTTATATGTGGACAAAAGAATATACCAAAGCATGGAAGCACGCCTATCGTCAAACAGAACGAGGGAAAGAAGTGCATAAGCTATCAAACCAAAAATACTATCAAACAGAGAAAGGGAAAGCACTGTTAAAGGCAATGTCTCATAAAACATATCTGAAACGAAAAGAATTGGGAAAGATAAAACCAAAGACAGAAGAACAAAAAGAACAGTTTAATCTGTACTGTCGGGAACGGAGAGCAAAGAGAGCAGATACAATAGCAGAACATACGGAGGAGGAATAAATATGTCAGATAGAATACAAAGCGTAGATAAAATATGCCCACGATGCGGTAACAATTTAGCTTATTGGATTAGTGATGATTATTATTCAAAAGGTAAAAAGTATTATGAATGTGAAGTATGTGACTGGAAACCAAGCATGGTACAAAATAAAGAATGTTCTTGTAAACAAGTATCAGGAGATAATCCAGTTTGTTCAATACATTAAAGGTTAGTACCATTGGAGGATGAAGAATGAATACTGATGCACCCAATGGACTAGATGGGTCACAAGGAGCGTGATATGAAACCAACAATAACAATTAAGACAGATGAGGTAGAAATATCCGATGGATACCATACATTTACGCAACTGTATGACCATAGGATACGACTATATATAACGCTTTGTAATTATCTTCATGTGTTTGCTAATAAAGACTGTTGGAAGTCAAAGAAACACTCGGATGGGTCAGTTTGGGAAGGATGGTTTCTTGCGGGAATTGGAAAAGATAAAGGGCATCAAATAACATATCATCTACCGATGAGCGTTTTTTATGACCTACACGTTCCTGAATTGGAACACGCACCTGAGTTTGATGGACATACACCTGAAGATGTATTGGAACGATTAAAGTTAGTTTAACGCCACTTCACCTTATCTTTCTGTATACCATGCTCAAAGAAGCCACCATGGTCTTTCTCTTCTACTATTATTTGTCCACCACCAAAGGGTTTTCCATGAAAAGAATCTATAATTTCTGATTCTCCACTTACCTGATATACAGGTTGACCTGTTATCTTACTCACTCCCTCTCTCAAGAAGTCAGGATGATTAGAAGCTAAGAACTCCGCTTGATTGAGTCCATAGCCTGATGTAGCGCTTTCTCTCATTTTCCTACACTCAATTTTTTGAAAAAGTCAGCTAATAATCCCCATACTGCTAAAAGAGCTACGGCTCCTGCGATTTTCCAATTCACTCCTGCGGCTAATTGTCCAAAGAACACCGCTAGTGCCGGCGCAGTAAAAAGAAGCACATTAAGACCTATTTTTTTCCAATCAGTTGTATTTAATGTCCATTTTTTACTCATAGTTCACCTCGCTTTCTATTTAAGAAAAGTATTATATAACCAAAGTTTGAATCCTGTATATACTGGTGTCGTACAGTTTTTTTCTAAAAATGCTATTTTTTCCAATAAGACTATATTTCCATCTGATAGAGTCTTATTCTCTTGTTTCAGCCCCTGTAGTGCCTCTAGATCGGTCGAATGTTGGTCAGTGAGTGTCTTTACTTGTTCTTTTAATTCAAGGTTTTCTTTCGTTACTGCATCAAAGGATTTATTTTTTGCATCTATTTGGTCTTCTAAGTCTATTTTTGCCTGTCGTTCGGATTGATATAAGTTCCAGTTCGTATCTCTCTCAATCCGAAGTTGGTCGAGAAGAACACTTTGGTCTTGTGTATCAGTAGGAAGAGTTGGAGCAGAAGGATTTTCTATAATCCAATTTGCTGACGTATTAGGGTTAAGCCAACCAAAATACCCATTGTCCTGATTTAATCGAATCCCATTATCATCTGTTAAACAGAAACCAAAATGTAAATGCGGACCAGTAGAATTGCCGGTATTATCTGAAAGCCCAATAAGTTGCCCTTGAACGACCCTATCTCCTACTTTTACAACTGCATGGTCTAAATGAGCGTACAGCGTAGCACAGCGTTGTATGTCATCAAGTATCTCAACAAAGTTTCCATACCCGTTTGGGTCGCTTGCCACTTTAATTACCTGCCCTTGAGTTGAAGCGATAAGTTGGGTATTGGAAGGAATGCCAAAATCTATCCCATTATGTCCTTTCATGCCAAATTGCGCATAATTTTTAGGATTTTCTCCAAACTCCTGTGTAACGGGATAATTACCGATAAAACAGTCTTCTATAAAAGGTTTTGTCATATTACTTTTTAAGAAGTTTTTGTAATTCTTCTATTTTTTTATTTGCTTGTTTAAGATTACTATTTGTATCTTTATGTACTTGGGTAAGCTTTTTACTATTTCGTAGTCCAACAATTAAGGTAACAAATGCCATAAGTGTAGGAGCAATAGAAACAATAAATGCTATTTGTATATCTTTATCCATATTATTTCATTAATCGTTGATAAATAACCTCTATTCTATTTTCTATAGGTGTTAATCTCCCATTTATCATTACTCGTAATGAATCTACTTGTTCTTTTGTGGCTAATGTCTTTTGATTCTCTTCAAGTACAGCTTGTGCCTTCTCTAAGTTGAAGATACGAGTATCGTAAGGTTGTAATTGATGAGTAGAAGCAAAAGTAAAAATGCTATTAACCACACTACCAAGCGTAAGAAGAAGCGCCACACTAAGGGAGATGGTTTTAAGTTTTTCTGATATCGGTTCTTTTTCATGCCTCATACAACTCTCTTGGGATTAATCTTAAATTTATAAACTGTTTTCTGTCTTGTTGCACCTGTTTTTTTATTCACTATTGTTTTTACTGTTTTCATGGTGCCTCCCATCCTTCTAACGTATTTATAATAGATATGGTATTTCTTTCTGTATTATATATTTTAATAACAAGGAAACACCCAATAAGTATTTGAAAAAGAATAGAAAGTAAAATAACCAGCATGGTTATAGTAAAAAGATGTTTTTGCATAAAGATTTGTATTTTCATATATGTATATTATACCGCATCATACGAATTGCATTAAAAATGCTCCTCCTAAAGAAGCTCCTGATGATGAAACTGGCTTAAAGGAAATTAAACCCATTAACACATAGGTACTAGAAGAAAAGGTATAACTCATGGTTTTACTTCCCGCTGGGGTAATTGGTTCGTTACTGTCACCACAAACTGTATACGTATCAGCAACTGTTCTTGACGTTGCACCAGTTAAAGAAATACTACCACCTGCAGCATAAAAAAATCCAAAAACCCAACAATTATCCACCGTTGTTGTAACATTATGTGACATGGTTGTTTGTCCGGCAGAATCAAGACCTTTTGTAGCAAACGCATCAATAGGATTTACTTGGTCTGCTCCTGAATAAGCAGCAGCAGCGGAAGTAATGTATGTATTATTTCCATTTGGATAATTTACGGACACCGCATGAGTTCCACTATCAGGATTGACTAAATAATAAATAGCTAGCCAAAACTGATTTCCACCGATAGTACTATCAGTTATTTTAGTTAATCCAACTCCATTAAAAGTAACACTAGAAATAGGATTTGAAGTTAGATTAGAAAATAATCGAACACCAACTATAAGAATTCTATTTTCTCCACTTCCAATAGTTAAGTTATATGTTAATGGTCCATCTCCTCCATCAGGATCTGCCCCGCCACCAGTTGTATCGTATGTAATCATAGTTTCATCCTATAAATTTTCCCTTAGAATCTCTGTGTCTATTTTTTAATATTTGATCATATTTAGCATGACAACTTCTACATAGGCTTAACCAATCATTTACATCTCTTTTATATTCTCTACTTTTATTCGCCCATTCTAAGTTTTTCATACTATTACATTTTATACATTTAGTTGGTTTTCCTAATTGTTTGCGAACCCAACCGTGTAATCCTTCGTATCCGACTTCATCGCCTTTCCAATTAGGATTACCTTCTTCTAAATACTTTTCTCTAGGTTTTCCTCTTAATGAGTTTCCTAACCTTTCTCCATTCACCTTTCCTAAACACTTCTTAGAACAATAAAATATATTACGTTTTTTTAATAAACTTCCTTTTCTCCATATAGTCTTTTTACAAACTATACATTCTACCCATTTTCCAGTTTTAACCCCATTTCCTACTCCGGTATCTTTTGCTCTACATGATTTTGAACAGTAGATTTTTCCAGTACCTTCGTAGTCTTTTCCACAAAACTTGCATTTGTTTTTGTAGTATTTTGCTTTCCCTATGTAATAACTTTCTATCATTCATAGAGTATAACAAATCCATCACAGTTAGTCAATTAACCGATGTATGATGAAATTACTACCCCATCAAATTTTGGTAGCGTAGATATACAGGAGAAACCAAAGAGGTCTGCCTTTCCTTGAATAGCTGTAGGAACTGGTAGTGAGGAAGCAACCCCCCATGATATAGTCGCATTAGCGGTTAGGATATTAAGTGCAAGTGAACACGTTGATGCATATTGAATTCGAAGCATCGCTACTTGACTGACTGACGCATTAGACGCTAAAAAGGTTCTTGCGCCATCTGGAACGATTGTAGCCATAAACTTTGTACCTGTTTTAAAGTTCATTGTCATTGAAGTATCGTCAGCAATTGTTACCCAGCCGGTATTTGCTGGAGTTGCCGCAGCAGGGAAAGTATTAGTTTCACTAGATAAATCTTTATGTGTTAAAACTTGTGCAGTTGTTAAATCGGTTACCTTCGCTGTATCTAACGCAAGAGTTGTAGTATTAACTATATTTCCTAACGCTGTATTGATTGCCTCCGCCCATACCACATCAGGAATAAACTCTACAATGGCTCCTATTGCATGGTCTTGGTCGGTTCCTCCACCATCTACGTTTCTAACAAGCGTAGTAAGGGTGCTTCCTGACGTACCTGTAAATGAAATATATTCTCTCTTTGCGGGAGTTTCAACATTAGATGTATCAACTCTATCAACAACAAACACTCCTGGTTTATTTTGAATTCCAACAACGTTATTCAACGTTACCGCAGAGGTAATACCAGCAAGAAGTTGCGCTCCTAGCGTCTTTTGTACTGCATTTGTGCTTGTACTGTAATAAAGTGGCATATTTTCCTTTCTTAGATACTATAAATCGTTCATATTCTCGTTATCAAACTTATATTCTTTGACTGGAAGGTAAATTTCCCTCTTGACCTGGACTTGCTGTCATTTTTGCTTTTAATAATTCAAAATTTGAAGCGGCTGCTGTACAAGAAACTTCAATCTGCACATATTTTAATTGTTTATATAATTGCCCCCACCGGGTTAATTCATCAGTTGTTGTAACAACACTTCCTTTTGTAGACCCCCACAGTGTTGTTCCCCACATAGGAATACCCCATCCTGTCTGTCCTGCTGTAGCTGCTCCTGAAATAGTAAAAGTCTTAATCGTACTTGTCGTACCATTTCTATCTTCTCCAATAATGTTCACATTCACTTCGCCAGTTATATTTCTAAATAAAATATAGAAGAGTTTAATAATTTTAAGTAAAGACCATGTATTAAACGATTCTTTATTTGTTAATAAAGTTTTTGTAATCGTCGTTCCGTTATCTGAATTAACCGACCTCTCAAACGTATAGACTTGATTGGATTCTGACGACCCCAATACCCATCTCTCAGTACCTGTTCCGTCTTCATATTTTTTCATCTTAGAAATACCCCATGGCATCTTCCAAATACCTAAGAATGCACCCCTCTCACGATCATACACAACCATTTCTTTTCTATTCGGGAAGCTCAAAATATACTTATTATCCACATACATTGCATTCGCAGTGATATAGTCATCATTATTTAACAGTGAAAGGTAAGGTCGAATCTTTGCACTTATCTCATTCGTACGAATAATATTTAGGAAGTTTGGCTCATATCCAACAACGTATAATCCTTTTCTTCCAAAATAAAAGATGTCATTCTCAACTCTCTGAATCGTATCAAAGTTAGACGCTCCCACTGACGTAGAGATAGGGATATACGTTGGATCAAGTAAAACATAATTCCCAACTGTTACGGTGTTTAACTGTACTGCATAGGATGAGAAGTCTTTAAAGACAACTATTTTATCTGAACCTGGTTGAATATCTATTCCTGTTATTTTTTGACCATCATCAGGACTAATATAGACATACCCTCCCCCGTCAGCCCAACTAAACTTTGACTGATTTGGATACCGTCCTGAAATCATCAACTTAGTTGGGTCATCTTTATCTACCATTAACAATCTATCATTAAACTTAATAACATATTCACTCTTCACTCCTCCAGTCGTATTGGCTATCGGAGGTAAGATGGATTGAGAAGCAGGCTCACCATAATCAGTAAATCGGGTTGTTGAAGCATTAACAGCAGCTAGATAGGTTTCATCACCGGGAAGACCACGATAAATCTCATATCCGTTAATCATAGATGCTGCTGCACTGGGAGCTGACCAACTTACGTTAATTTGTGATTCAAATAAATCTTGTGGTAAATTATCTAATACTATATTTGTTGAAGGGGTTGTTTGTCCTCCATTAACCCCAATAGTAACGACTTTCCATGAATATTGTGCAGGCCCGGAAACTCCTGAAATATTTGTTACATATAGTCCTGTAGGGGCAGATAACGTAGAAAAGATATTTAATAATGTTCCATTATATCGAGTCATAGGAACATCTTTAGAAACAAAATATGTAAATCCTCCTAATTGTTCACTTCTTACTTCTGAACCTGAAGGATAGGATTGACCTGTAATAACAGTAAAACTTGTACCATTCTTTTTTGCCAGATACCCTTCATCTGATAATGCGATGAGTTCATTTGTTAAAGAAGTTAAATTATTATATGTTCCGAATCCCCGAATTGAACCTGTAGCATTAACAGTAAAGTAAGGTGAAGTTCCCCATCGTCCAGTAGGAACTCCCGACCCTACGAGCATGATGTTATCCCCTTGTGCGTATTCTTCACGGGAAAGTTCTGTAGGACGAAGTAAGAGATTCAATCCTTTTCTGAAGCTATTCCACTCGGCGGATAAATCTTTTCTTGGTTGATATTTTACAGGGTTGAGTGATAATTCCATAAATTAGCTTCCTATTGAATACGCAGCAACTCCCTTTTTAGGAACAGAGTTGTTGCCTCCAGGGAGTCTAATTTGTTCACTTGTAATCATATTTCGTAAAATTCTATTTCCCTCTGCCATGACGATAGGAAAGCGTTCATCATTTCTAGCCTGTAAGACATATGAGATAATTCTTTGTGTAACGAAAAAACAATCAGGCACTTCACAGACATCGGTTAACGTTGCCATCATTGAAGCACCACGAACATACGGAATAGTAAGAGTTGAATTAACAGCAATTCCATTTATATGAAGCGCTTTCCCTGAAGCATCATTCCCTGTGAGATAGGAATAATGTGCTGAAACTGCTTTGGAAAATCGATCATTTGGTGCTATTTCGGGATATTCCTGATATACTCCTTCTGATAAATACTCCATAGGAGCGCCGTCAAGATATTGTAGATTAGAAAGTCCAATTGAAGCAAAACTTGCTAAAGAAGGAGTAGTTTCAACTTTTAACTGTCTCCACTTAGCACTTGAAGCCCATTCATCAACTGCCATGTTTCCAAAACGAATACGAGTAGTTAACTCTGTTCCCGTAGGAAGGGTTGCATCAAGGTCAAGATAACTAGCCGAGTCCAAAAGTATTTCATTTAAAGTCATGAATATATACTAAAGTTTACAAGAACTCGTTATCAATACATTAGCTATTTCGTATCTTTTCAAGATTTACTCTATTTTGATCTGCATTCAAAAATGTCTGTAGTGCATCAAAGACTATTTTTGCATTTTCTATATCAGCTTTTTCTAGTCCTTCATTACCTTGAATAAAATGTTCGGGGAGTAACGCACTTGCTCCACCAAACAAAGAGTTCCATTCTAATCCTAACCCTAATAACTCATCGGTTAATTCAAGAAGTGTTGTTGCTTTTGTTCGTACCTTTGTAATATATCCATCACATTGATCTGCTAATACCATTAAATATCACCTCCTTAAAATCGTTCAAAATCTACTTGAAATAATACTTGTATAGGAGAACCACTTTCTATTGTAACTTTTACATCTTCATTTATATTGAGGTTTTTATTATACTTTACCTCTTTCTTGATCCATTCATTTTCTTTATCTATCTCAATATCTGAAGGAAATAGTTTCTTATCATGGACGTTCACATTTACTTTAACCTTATCTCCACCTATTCTAAGCGCACTAAAAGAAATAATTTTACATGGAGCTGAAGTAACCCAAATAACGACACCCTGATTTGAAAGTCCACTAGGATTGATAAGACTTAACGTTTTAGAAATTAGAGACTTACTTAAAGATACCATCGAAAACTCATTATGAGAATGATGTGGAGATACGGGACGATTTCTTCGTACTGTGAACATATACTGAAATCATACTATTAGGAAGTTTCGTTATCAATAAAATCATTTACATCTTTTATAATAGTCTTAATTGCTCCTTGGTATGAGTAGCGTTCTGTAATAAACTTTCTTCCTTGTTCGTGGATTCTATTAAGCTCTTCATCACTAAAGTCTTCACCAAAGCGTTCTATTGGTAAGTAGTGAACATTAGGAATAAGTCCTAAGTCATCTAATACTACATCTTGGTCATTCATAAGCGTTCCACACGCAATTCCTTCAAAGACTCGATTGTTTGGACTTGCATCTTCTCCTTTTCTTGGTAAGATATTTAAGATGATTCTTCCCCGTGAAAGCATTTCAGGATATTCTGTTTGATTGCACTCTTTGATTAAAAAGGTAAACTTACTCTCTTGAAGTCGTTTTAACGTTTCTCGTCTGTTATCATACACAGGGTCACCACGAAGACTCGCAATAAAAGAATAGTCGTGGTCTTTCTTCACATCTCTCGGATAGTGCCATTCAGGGTCAAAGTATCCGGTGATAAGTTTCGTTCCTTCAGGATAGTAGTGTAAGTATTTTTTCGCATAGGTATAGACAATGTTTGCTTCTCCATAAAAGTTGGTATTTGTACCTTTAATACCAAAGTCATCACCCTCTATGTAAATAGTACACTTTTTTCTCAGCATTCTTTTACTTGCAATAGAACAGATATTTAATGCAACTTCACTTGTTTCATCTAAAAGTCCCATTGCAGAAAGAATCCTATTGTAATGCCATGGGGAAGCGTAATTGAGATCATCGGAGTTGAGACGGAATTTCATATCCGATACCAATTAACATCATGAGGGTCTATCCCATGTTTCTTCTTAAAAAGTTCTCTATTCTTTTCAGCATAATTTGAACGCCCTATCTTATTTATTGTCGCACCCGCTTTATGCCAGTAGCCTACTCTATTGGTAAGAATCGTTGTATATCCCGCTTTACGAGTACGGTAGTAGTAATCCCAATCGTCATACCCCCAGAAGTCGTAGTCAGTATCCCACCCACCAACCTTTTTATATATCTTCGGATCCATGATAAACGCACTAAAGAACAACCCATCAAGCGGAGTCGTGTTAACAAGGTCTCTATCACCATGATAGAACTTATCCCCCCAATTCATACAGTTAGGGTGAACAATAGCCACGTCTTTCGTAAAAAGTTTAATAAGTGGGTCAATCCAATTCCCACTAAACTTAATATCGTTGTTTAACATTGCTACATAATCCCCAGTAGCTTTTTCCATTCCCTGTTTTACGGTATCAGGGAAGCCTTTTGATACTTCGTTGGACAAATAGACATCTGCGGTGTCTTTCATCCATTCTAGCCCCACTACAGAGCCTTGGTTTACCAAAATAAGTTCATCAACATAGGGCTTAATCGTAGAAATAGCCTCTTTAGTCATTTCTAAGAGTTCATCATCTAACAACTGACATTTTACTATAGCCGAGATTTTCATACTCTAATTATAGTTGTTTTTACTTTACTAAAGTCTACCCCCGCCTGTTCATAGAACTTAATATCATTATCAAAGAATAAATCTATATCATACTTAATCAGTTGTTGTTTCTTCCATTCCCCTATTCTACCAGTTGTTGATATGAAGTTCTTTGGTCTACTGACGACTTGTATAGCAGGAAAGTTTAATCGAATTAGTTGGGTAATAATATCTTTCACTCTCTCAGCTCTTGCAGCGGTTATAACATAAACATTCCAACCATTACGAGTAAAGTCACTCGCTAGTTGAAAGTAGTGTTGAAAGTTTGCGCTTATCACTCCATCATAGTCTAACCCTAAATTTCGCATAGTATTGATGGTGTTGGTGTTGTTTCTATAAACTCTAATTTTATATCACCAAACATAGACTGATTATACAACTTCTTTCCCCCCGGAAGATTCACATACGTATCTCCACCTAAATATCTCACCATATCTACCACCCCTTGTGCAAACTTCCCATGAGGAATGTTTGAAGAGAAGTATATAGGCGTTTTTATCCCTAAGTGTTTACAAATAGCTTGAATAGTCAACGTTATGTTATAGGAAAGATTAAAGTTCTGTTGCATAGGACGTAAAAAGGTATCTGAAAGTCTTGTTTTCTTCACAAAGTCCTTTTTATCTTGTTCTATATCCTTAAAATATATCTCATTAAATGGAGCGTACGATGAATGCTTTTCCAATCTAAACGTAAACGGTTTAGGAAAGTTGTTTCTATTTACATATCCACCTTTAATATACTGTAGGTCGTCTTCAATAATAAAGGCATCTACTGAGGCTATTAAATTAAAATATCCTCTGTAAGGAAATAAATAAGGCTGATTGGCAGCTATTCGCATAGACAATATAAATTAGCACAATCTTCTACTTTATCTTTTCCAAACTCACAGAGGGCTTTCATAAATTTTTTGGTCCACGTCACACCTCGTTTTTGACATATCTCTTGTAACATCTCATTTGGTAGAGGTTTATACATAAATCCTCCAATTACTCCATCTAACCCTGATGTATGAACATCGTCTAGTAAGGTTTTTGTTGTATACGTTCTCTGATGTCCATAGAAGTCTCTCTCCTTCTCACTAATATGTTCTATAGAGGGAATAACACCCATTAGCACTCCTAATCTGCGAGTGACAGAATTGGCGTTTGGTACATGAATAATTATCTTTCCTTCGGGTGCGAGGTGTTTCTTTAGGTTCTTTAAGAGAGCAATCGGGTCATCAACGTGTTCTAACACCATATCAAGGTTAATTGTGTCAAACTGTTCGTCTATATGAAACGTCTCACCCCACCCGATAAGATATTCCACCTTTGCGTTACCCATTCTTGCCTGAATAACATACTCCTCTGACGGATCAAGCCCACATACCCGCTTAAATCGTTTCAAAAACAACGGAGTGTACAGTCCTATCCCACATCCCACGTCTAAAATTGACGTTCCAACCCCTAATTCTATGGTTTTCTCTGTCTGTAGCCTTCCTACAAGCCTATCAAAGTCATTTACTCGGACAATATCCTCATTCATAGGGTTCTCCTTGCAATAGAAATAATTTTATCCTGTTCTTTTCTCGTTAAAGAGTAGTAAAGAGGCAAACACAGGACTCGTTTCATCATATTTTCCGCTATTGGACACTTCTCACCATGAAAAACCTTGTTAAGTGGAGGGTAGAAGTACCGTCTAGGGTAGATTCCTTCCTTTTCAAACTCTTTAATGGCATTTAATACATCTTTTTCTGACTTATACCAGATAGGATAATAGGTTACATCTTCCCAAGTCATGTCTAATGCTTTGTTATACCGTTTGATTAAATGTGCATATCGTTTCACCGTATCATCTACTGTTTCAAGACTACATAATCCCATTGCTGCCTCAAACTCATTCATTTTAAAGTTTACTCCTGTTCCATGAAAGGTATAGTGAGTCTTAAATCCATAGTTTCTCATCCATCGTGCTTTCTCAGCTATCTTGTCGTTATTTGTCACTACGGCACCACCTTCAATAGTCTGAAAGATTTTAACGGCATGAAAGGAGATAATTGAGCAATCACCCTCAGACAATATGCTGTGACCCCCTACGTTGACCGCAAAGGCATGGGAAGCATCATAAATGACCTGTTTAACCTTTACTAAATCTGGTACTCCATAGACATGAGTTCTTAATGCTGGTGATTTTATTTTCTCACCAAAGTCTTGAAAATGTACTTTAATCCCCATCCACTCAGGAGCTGAAACAGTGGCAATAAAACTATAGGGAGAAGTATAAACTTCTTTCAAATCCATTGCTTTTAGAGCAATCATTAAGGCAGATGTTCCTGAAGATACACACACTACGTGCTTTACTCCAAATCTCTTAGATAGTTTACTCTCTAACTCCTGAACAAACTCACCATTATTCGTCAACCAATGAGACTTCCATATCTTTTTCAAATACGATGTGTACTTTTTAAGAGAAGGAAGACGTGTTCGTGAGACGTATATTTTATTCATATTGCCATTCAATAGACGGAGCCATATAAGACTTGCACATATGCGTTGCAAATGAAGGAATAGGAACAAACAATAAGTGACCTAATTCTCGCATCTCTTTCCAATTCTCTTTATCTAAATATCCGTATCGTTTCCATATATCTACTGTTTCCTTAAAAAGACTTGTCTTAATACCAAATGTCATTGTTGCATTCTCAACACTTCTAAAATGAACGTCATCAACAAGTTTTAATACAACTATATCGCTATGCTCTTTACTCAAATAATAATTCAAATGATCGTAAGGACTAACTAAATCTAGTTCTTGAATTGCAGATACCATCTTTTTACCTATTTTAGGTTGATACATATAGTCACACTCACCATAAAAAATCTCATCTTCAAGTGATTCTCTTGCCATATTAAATTGTAATATAGCAGTATTATTGATTCCCATATGCGTTGGTAATACTTCTTTTTGAAAGGGACAAATTTCGTCAATCATTCCTATTGTTCTTGGAGTACAATAATCCGCTATAAATGTAACCTTAGGATTTACATCTTCAAACCCTTTAACGAAAGATTTTAGACACACTTCGTTTAATTCATCTTTATCCTCTTGGTAAATTGGGGATGGATTTGTAGATGGTATGGATGTAATTCTATAATAGACTTGCATATTATACTTTCTGTTTCTTTACCCAATCCCATGTAGTAGTGATACCTTTTAATAAATG